TATTAAAATTGCAACTATTTGCAAATTTTATTTGATTGTATAATATTTTAGTATCTTCTTGTGGATTTTTTAATCCTAAATCATATAAATATTTTATATTTTGTTTTAAATATTCGTCATTATTTAATAATACTACATCAGATATTATGTTTGAATAATTTTTTTGAACAAACACTTCATAATCAGATTTAGTAACCAATCGATATTGTGAACGAAATGCTCTTGGTGCATTTTTTCTAATATCATCGACAGCTTCTTCTGATGAATAATCGGTTGATGGAAAATCATTATTTATTTGAATGTTTAAACTATCATTTGATGATAGATAATTTCCATATTCTATACCAGTATCTTCTAATATTTTAGAAAATTGCAAAGAATTAAATCTAATTATTGGTGCGTCTACAATTCCACCAGCACCTATGTTTTGAACATTATCATTTATTTTTAAATAATAAACAGCAACACTATCTCCTTTTTGCAATTTTTGACCATTTACATCATCACCAAAATTTACCTCATATCTTTTATTTTCATTGTATCTGATTTCATATACAGTATCGGTGGCTTTATACATAAACAAATCTTGTACTCTTGTCCATTTTTGCCAAAAATTCGTATTATATTTTTTAACATATACGTCTATATTAAAATTGTCTATTTTTACTTTTGAATCTACTGATATATAAATTTTTTCGTTATCTATTCCTCCCGAAGTATACAAAGGATATTCTTCGAATATACCTTGTGTTAAAGATATTTCATTATCTAAGGCTACAATATCCTCACTTAAATTGTTTGTTAATTTAGTTAAAGAAACATCTTGTTTAAAAGAGTATGTTGTTGTTCCAGCATTTATATAACTATATTTTGGTATTATATAGTTTCCTTTTAATAAATTATTAGTTGTTTTAAATTTTATAGGAACAGTTTGTCCTATGGGACCAACTGGTTTATAGTTCAATAATTTAACAATACGATTCATGTTTTCGTATATTTGAGATTCTGTAAATAAACTTTCTGATGATGTCTTATTCAAATAAAACAAAAGATTACTAAAACTATATGCTATAACGTCTATAATTGCTGATAAATTTGATCCTTGGTAATTTTGATCAGTGAAGACTTTTCCACGATTTAATCTTTCAACTATTATATCGCGCAATCTTGTACCATCAAATGTTACATATGAATTTTTGTTAAAAATAAAACTTTCGTCTTCCATTATTATTACTTAATCGAAATGCCTCAAAATTAATAGGGATTTTGTGTATAATAGGTGTAAGTAAATTTATAATCATGAAATTCACGGATATATACAATAGTTTGTCGAAAAAATATTTATTGGAGCAAGATATGCAACAACCTGAAGGTGAAGCAATGTCTCAATCTGATGCTCAACCACAACCTACTGTGGATTCTCAACTTCCCAGCGAAGAAACTATCGATTTAAATGAAGAAAAATATAAATCATTATTATTAATGATACAAAAAGCATTAATATATGTAGCAAAAGATGATATAGATACTAGAAATCGTATATCGGGCATTCAACAAACGATTGAGCAATCACCCATGAAAGCCGAAAAAATTTTATTAGATGAATTGGAAAAATTAACAAACCAATTTCCAAAAGAAGAATAAAAAAACTTGATTTATTAAATAACCTCCATATAATATTTCTATATGGTAGAAAGTTTTTTAACAAAAAGTGACTTAAAGTTAATATTGGAATCTTTATTATATTCAGCATCTGTTGATGTGTGTTCAAATTGGTATAAAGAAGATGTTTCTAATATGATAGAAATTGCCAAAAAAATAAGAAACAACTCACAGATTCCTTTAGAAGATATATATTTGTTTGATGACTGTGAACTGAATGGATATCGTGATGATATCACCGAAACAATATTTGAAAACTTTCCAGAAATTAAAATTTATAAAAAATGAAAATAGCTATAACGGGAACTCATTCCACCGGTAAAACAACTTATGTTAACGATTTTCTAAAAAAATGGAAAATGTACGAAACTCCAAACGATTCTTATAGAGATCTTATTAAGAATAATAATATTCCACATTCAAAAAACGGAACAGAAGAGTCTCAAAAACAAATACTTAACTATTTAGTAGATCAGGCTATTGAATTAACAAAAAAAGATTTTGTAATAACAGATCGATGCGTATTAGATAATCTAGCATACACTTGTTGGTTGAATTTTAATGGTAAAGTATCGGATAAATTTCTAGAAGAAACTAGAACTATCGTGAAAGAAACTTTAAAACTTTATGATATTGTGTTTTTTGTCCCTTTAACAAAAGTAGCAGAAGTTCCACTTGAAAATAATGAACTCAGAGAAACTGACCCAGTTTACCGAGAAGAAATAGACAATATATTTAAAGCATTTCGTCAATCGTATTCGAGTAATGATGGGCGAATCTTTCCAGTTCAAGATTCAGCAGCAATGATTGAAATCTATGGAGATAGAGAATCTAGATTAAAAATGACAGAGCTTTATATCCAAGAAAATGGCAAACCTTTCGGTGAATCTGATAGTTTGATCTCTGATATTATTCCAGCGACAAACATATAAACTTTCTTGCTTTTCGTTCAGGTATTGGTATGATGATATAGTGAAAATACCTGAAACATATGTTCTGAATAAATTTTATGCATATTCGGGAGAACCTGAATTTAAAAAATTTGACAATACGTATATAGCAGGTTGTCCTATTTGCAAAGAAGGTAAAAGTTGGGGTTATAAAAAAAGATTATATTATTATCCTCATACGAATAGTTTTTATTGTTTTAATTGTTCAAGATCTTGGAATGCATTAAATTGGATATGTGATGCTTGTGGGGTAAGTCCAGATGAGATTTATTCAGAAATAAAAAACGATAATTTTTCTTTGGATGTTAGTAAAAAATTAGATTTTTCTATCGAAAAGAAAAATAGAGAAATACCTATTTTACCATACGATTCAATTAATTTGTTTGATTCGATTCAAAAAAAATTTTACATCGAAAGGTCAAACTTCTTTAAAAAAGCATATCAATACATTGAAGATAGAAGGTTAGACACTGCCATAAATCGCCCATCTTCTTTGTATTTAAGCCTTACCGACTTTCATCATAAAAATCGTTTGTGTATACCTTTTCAAAACAGAGATAAGAAAATTATTTTTTACCAAACTAGAACTTTGGATAATACTTTGCCAAAGTATTTGGGAAAAATTGGTTCTGAAAAATCTCTTTTCGGTATTGATCGAGTGGACACTGATCTAGAATATATTTTTATTTTCGAAGGTCCGATAGATTCTATGTTTGTTAAAAACGGAGTAGCTGCCGCTGGTTTAACATTAAATAATTTACAGAAAAAGCAATTAACCGAATTTCCATTTCATAAAAAAATATGGGTTTTGGATAATCCTAGATTGGATAAAACATCAAAAACTAAAACACAAGAATTATTACAACGTGGAGAATCAGTTTTTATGTGGTTAAATGATATGAACTATAAAGATTTTAATGATTATGCTGTTGCTAAATCTTACGACGAGATTGATTACAGAATAATTGTAAATAACTGTTTGTGTTTATCCAGCTAATTTGATACTATCTTGATCTCTAAGTTTTTTAGGAGCAGTGTTAATATATGTGTCAAGAACTGCTTTTAATTTTTCTATTTCTCCTGTTATTCTTGTAATCGAGTCAGATGCTTTTCTAGTAACGCCTTTGAGTAAACTACCACTTCTATCGTTGTCTGCTAAAATTTTATGCAAAGAATCTTCTGTTGGGCTATTTAAAAACATAGCAAACTCATCTAATTTTTTAGACCATTTTAAAATTTTCTCTATGTGTTGAACTGTATATTCTGGAGAAACACCTTGAACATCAAATTTTGATGGATCAGTATTTGGGTCTAACGATTGTTCCAAATCTTTTTGATTCTGTTCGGGAGTAAAGTCTTGTGGTGTTTTTGGTTCATCTCCAGCAGAAGACGGTAAACCTTCTTCTTCTTCTTGTTCTTTGATTAAAGAAAATAAAAAATTTCGAAGAAAAGGCAAATCGCTTTTTTCTTCTATGTTTAAACGGTGCATATTGTTATGCAAAATTCTAGAAACTTCATTATTCGTTTTGCTTTTTTTTGCGCTTTTCTTTTTTGACTTTGTAGAAACTTTCATTATGATTATTTACCTTAGATATTTACTTTTTATTTAAACATTTCATGAAAAACTATAAAATTATATGTGCAACTCAAAAAAACTCTGATGATTTTAAAAAAGAATCACAACTTTCATTGTCCATCGATAAACTTGGAATTAAAAACAATTCAATAATTCGTTATGAAAATAAAATCGGATTGCCTAAATTGTATAATTCATTTATTACAGAGGAATTTAAAAACAATTATCTATTGTTCATCCACGATGATGTTTTAATAGAAGATTTATTTTTTGATGAAAAAATATCTTTGGCTTTTGATAAATATGATATAGTTGGTTTAGCAGGTTCAAAAAAATGTAATTTGGCATCTCATGTAACAGCATGGCATATGATGTGTGAAAGAAAAGATATGGTTGGAGAAGTTTCGCACTCTAAAGATAAAATATACTGGACTACAGTTTTTGGACCAACTGATTCTCGTGCATTAGTTATTGATGGTTTATTTATAGGAGTAGATGTTAACAAATTACTAGAAACAAACACACGATTTGATGAATCTTTTGATTTCCATCATTATGATATTTCTTTTTGCTTGAATGCTAACAAAAATAGACTTAAAATTGGCGTATACCCATTGAAAGTTACACATTTTGGTTTGGGTGATAGTATGATGTCTGATGAATGGAAAAAGAGTGCAGAAGTTTTTAAAAATAAATATTGTAACTGATGAATAATAAACTATTTGATGTTTTAAATTGGATATTAAAAAAGAAATCCAATATTTCAGATTTTGATGATGTTTCTTGTTATATTGTTAATCGATGGTTAACAATGGCATCGAATGATTTTTGTAACATAATCAATCTTACCAGTAACAGATGGCTTACAAAAAATAAGGATATTCCTTATTTTAATTTTTATAAAGCAATTCTACCTAAACATAATCGTAAAATAGATTACATTAAAAAAACAAAAATAGAAGATGTGGATATTGGTGAAATAAAAAATTTAGCAGAAAATAAAGAAGTATCTATTAAAGAAATAATTTTTTTAGAAAAACAACTTGAAGAATTTAAAAGCATTAGTAAATAAAATATAATATGATAACAAGACCAGAACAAGAAGACTTAATTGGTGGAAAAATACAAATCGATCATTATCTAGGACAAGATTTTAATTTAGATGGTTGGAAGCTTACAAAAGTATTAGATGATATTTTGATGTGTCAATATATCGATGTAAGTGAAGATGGAACTGAAATAAAAAGAGGTAGTATATATCTTCCAATTAATGCTGTAAATTTTACTTGGAGATTGGCTAAAGTTATTTTATCCGGACCTGCATGTAAAACAGTAAAAGAGGGAGATATTGTTGTTTTTCCTAATGATAAAGGTATTCAGGTAGCAAACATGAATGATATGAAACACATAGTTTTTTTAAACGAATCAAGAATTTTTGGAATTTGTTCAGAAAACAAAAATTAAAATATGGGTTTAGGTGTTGCAAGTTTAAAAAAAATATGCCAACAATCTGTTGTTGAAATAAAATTTAAACGTAGGAATAAAAAATTGGGGTTTCCCCCAAATAGAAGAATTCTTTGCACTTTAAACGTTCAACTTCTTAATGGCGATATAGGAAAAAATATATTAAACTTTGTTAGACCTACTCAAAACCCACCTTACAATGCCGAATCCAAAGGTCTTGTTGTTGTGTGGGACATTATAATGCAGAATTGGAGAGCTATACCAGCCGAAAGCTGTGAAATAGCTACTTTTTTCAATTTAACTACGAAAGCTGATCAAGCAAAATTTTTCAATTTTTTTGATAAGGTTGTTTTAAAAATGACTGCATCTCAAAAGAAAAATTTTATAGACAAGTAATATGACTATTCATGGATCTGAATTAGAAAATGCATGTAAATTTCTTTTACAAAAAGAAATTACTTTAGAAGTAAATAAGAAAAATTATAAAAAAGGAAAATTAATACTTTTTTATCAAAAAAATTTTTATTTAGTTTTTATAATGAAAACTGTAAAAAAAGAAAAAGAAAAAATTGAAATTCCAATTCCATATGGTGTTGAAATTCATGAAGAAGACAATTTGGTTTTTTTTGATTATAGAATAAAAACTCTATCAAAGTTTTCACCGGAAATTGAAACAAATTTAATTTTATATCCTAAAAAAGTTGCAGGTAATAAATTTTGGGATACCATATTAACAATAGATGGAAACTATGAACAATAAAATCGTATATGCTTACAGTATTTTTTCGGGAACAGTATATGAAATACTTGAAGATGATGTAAAATATTTAGACGAAGGACAGCTTCCGTTGACACAGAAACCAAAAGACAACTGTAAAAAGTGTTATGGTAGATTAAATGTTGGAAGAGATTCACAAAATCTTTCATTTTTTCCATGTTCTTGCTTGAAAAAAATAGTGAATGTTGATATAGTTAGAAGTCTTGAAAACTTTAGAAG